GACTTTTCATCTGGATCTTTGTATACAGGTTTACCATTTGAATTTGTCGGTTTTCCTTTTACTGCTTTGTAATTTTCATACACAGAGGGAACATTTGTCGATTCTATACTATTATCACCTATTCCTAGATCTTTATTTGTTCCTTTGTTTATTTTAGATTCGTTTGTCACTCCACATTTAAATGTCTTAAAATCTATGATGGCAATCTTTATATCTTCATCCAGAAGACCACCTTTTTCTCTTGGTGTTCTTTTGTATCCTATAATTGTTTTATCTATATGTTCTTTGTCGTTAATTGCTATTACCGAAATATCGCTCAATTTTCCATCATTATATGGAACGCAACTATAAGAGTTGTTTCTTGGGAATATTTCCGCTTTGTCATTTTCTATTTGGGCGCCATGTTCATCGCCCTCTTTGTCCTTACCATCTGGAAATTTTTTCTTTTTAAATTTATTCGTTGGTGCCTGTTTGAGTTCTTCTTCGGTTCTGGGATCTCTAAACCCGTCTCCATAATTTTCTTCGTAAAATCCTTTTTTAGAATTTTGTTGAACCGCATCTATACTGCTGGGTTTTGATGTTTTTGTTTCGGGTATAAGGCCAGGAATAGTAGCAAGTATTACAGGAAATTGCTGTCCTTCTTTTTCATCTGCCCAGAACCCCAAAACCCAACTACCATGTGTTATTCCGCTAGATGAACCGACACCAGAATTGGAAGCAGATGTATTTGGCATAGCAACTATTGCCCAAGGTAAATGCTCCTTGGGAATATCTTTTGTCATGGGAGAATGACTACCATGAACTCTGACACGAACTCTGTTTGATTGTAGAGGATCGTGTATGTCTTCCACAACACCAAACCAAAAATTAGCAACCATTATTCTTCTCCCAAAGAATCTTTAATGCAAACAAAATTGGTGCCATATTCCACTTTACCAGATTTTGCTTTTCTTAAGATGTGTGTAACACTTGTAACTAGATATTTTCCGCTAAATGCCAAATCTGCTCCCTGAGAACTATTTACCGATTCATTAAGTATCGGTCTTCCGAAGAATATCACTTTCCCTGCACCGATTTTGCTTGTGTCTGAATTTCCTGTAACAAAAAACTCTATTGCGATTTGATTGAGTTGTTCTATTTGACTTATTCTAGGAAGCAACCAATCTTTTTCGCCTCCTACTTTGTCATTTCCGTTTTTCTGTTCCTTGCAGCAGTGAGAGTGTCTCGATTTTACATAATTTCTAATTATCATAGATCCATTTACAAATTCATATAGTTCTGAATTTTGATTTACAACTGGTGTTGAGGAAAGATGTGATTGTTTATTCCATTTTTCCTGCATGAAGTAACCAGTTGCTGCCCATGTTTTGGTGAAAGAATCTACAGTAGAGACTACGGAACTATGCATTCCTTTCAGTCCACTTTCATATGAATTTAAAGTTTTTGTAGCATGAGTTATAGCACATCGTCTGGAAGAATAAAAACTGCTGCCTGGATTCAGACTGTAAAAATAACCACTGTTGGGATCATTACCAAAAGTCGGCGGTTGAGTCATTAATTTTCCTATACTCACAAAATTATGTTTTCCATCAAGATCTTGATAAAATACAAAATTAACATCACTATCGTTTTCTTCCCTTACGGAATAAGGAACCAAAAACATTATTTGTTCTAGTACTGTTCTGTATGTAAGCACAAAATTAAAAGTGTTTACTGTATTCTCAAATTGATTCCACTCTAGTTCTATGCTTTTTGCTAGATCACTTATCATTTCATGTATTTTCTTTTTCTGATATGATCTAGAAATATTAGATGCTTGATTTTTTAAAAAAGATTTGTGTGCAAAATGAACTGTAGTTCTTTGTGTTCCTGTTCCTTTTGGTTCACCCACATCTATCTGAAAAATGTAATAATCTGATTCGGATATTGTTATTGGTTTTTGAGATGTTTTACCATCATCTTCCAAACCAGAAAAAGCAAAACTAACCTTACAGGACAAATCTTCTCTAAGTCCAGTATTTTTCATTATTCTAACTGATTCTGTGTCCGAAAAAGTAAATGATCCAGTTATAAAAGGAGAAAATATGCTTTCACTTACTCTAAACTCATCGACTAAATCCGATATATTGAATGTTCCTAGCGGAGTATGAACATTCAGATCTTCTATGTTTCCATGTTTTAGCGAAAATTCACTCATTCAAAATCTCTTAGTTGATCGTTTATTTCCAGTTCAGAAATAACATTTACATTTCTATCGACTCTTTCAAACATTCTACTTATCTTAGATACTACTTGATTTCTGTAAGACGAAGAAAGCAGAATTATGTTTCTTTTATCATCGTTTATTTTATTTTCATAATCATAATTGCTGACGACATACTCTTCTGCAAATCCATTTACATACTGATACAAATATGTAAGATTCTCCTGATATGGTGTGCTGTCTACAGTAGATCTTGGATCAATATAATTTCCATCCTCATCCTCGAAATGATGTATAGAAAACACATCTTCATACACAACTCTTCTGAGTGTGGTTTGTTTCAGAAGTTGATTGTCTTTGTAAAATCTAGCAGTATCTCCAGTTGTTACAGAAAGAGGTAAAGTTTCTTTTAATGTCACTTTATTTAAATTTCTATCCACACTTTTCACTTCATAACTATCAAATCCAACTTCAACTCTAGTGACATCTGAAAGAACAAAATTAATATCACTATCAAACAAAAACAAAGAGGAAGAGGAATACTTCTCCTCAAGCATCTTTGTCATCATGTTGTAGTTGTATGGCCATTCGGTGTTTCTGTCTTTTATCTCATTCAGCATCAAAACCAACCAAGAATAAGTAGGACTACCATACAAAAAATAAGCAATAGACTCTGGTGTGTCTTCGTCCTTCACAAAATAATTCTCCACAGCGATGGATTTTTTAGTTTTATCCGATATTTTAAATTTCTTAAGAATATCAGTTACTAAAACTTCTTCATAAAGAGTTGCTGGAAAATAAGAATAAGGCATATCGGTTCCTTAAGAAAGACCTTCTATGTCGTTGGAATCTAGAGCATACATTTCTTGGAAAGTTGCATTTAAAGAAACAGTTGTTGGACTTCCGTCTACATGGGTATTAAATGCACCATTTGGTGTATATTGAACAGTAAAATCTGTGCAGCAACATGCAGCAGTTTTGAATATGTTTTTAGTGGATCCATTTACATCCGTGGCTGTAAAAGACACAACGAATTCGCTGGGAAACAGAAATCTATTCCATGCTCCACCCACATCTGTGCTAGTCGGATATATTGCTTTCTTGAATTCTTTTATAAATGATTTTAAAGAATTAGAATCTTTCTCCGTAAGAGGAGTTATGTTCCATCCAAACTGAAATGTTCTTATGTTTGATGTTTTGAACATATTTTCCAAATTTGGATTTGTTGTGTTTCTTCTGCTGGCTCTTACGAAGTTTATTGCTGTTTCTAAACCAACAGCACCAAGAATTTCCTCTCCTATGACATTCATACCTTCCTTGCTAGTCATCAGTTCCAAAACAGCACTGGCAACATCAAATTCATCACCTTTTGGATTATTTTCTAGTACTTTTGCCGCAGCAACAGCGAGAGCACCAAATTCTATACTTTCGTATTGTAGAGAATTTGGCTCAGACAGATCGGTAGGTAGAGGAAGAATCCAAGTACTACCTGTTGTACTGTTTCCACCAACAACTTTGTTTTTCTTGGGTGCTCCTTGTGGATAAAAAACTATAGTCGTATAAGCAGTCAAAGAAGAAGCAGAACCACCAGACGAACTGGGTATGCCCCAACTGGGTAATACCGTGTTCACTCCAGAGTTCAATCTATCTTTTGCATCTTGTAAAGACTGAGATATAGTAGCCATGCAACCTCTTTTGTAAATAATAATACATACATATGTATGTCCTACAAAGGTATTTTCAAACCCAAGAATCCATCAAAATATATTGGTGATCACACCAACATCATATACCGTTCTCTTTGGGAAAGAAAGTTTATGGTATTCTGCGACAATAATTCTAATGTTATTAAATGGTGTTCTGAGGAAATAGCAATACCATACTTGTCTCCTGTCGATGGAAAATATCATAGGTATTTCGTAGATTTTCTGGTAGAGATGGAAACCAAAACTGGAAAAGAAGTGTTTCTTATAGAAATTAAACCAAAAAGACAGTGCGTGGAACCAAAAAGAGGTAAAAGGACCACTAGAAACTACCTAAAAGAAATGCAAACTTGGAAAATAAACAACTCTAAGTGGATTCATGCTAAGAATTTTGCAACTCAAAACAACTGGAAATTTAAAATTTTAACCGAAGACGACTTAAACATAAAATGAAACAAATTCTTCAATCCATACAATCAGCAATAAGTTCTTTGAGAAAAGATGGAAAAGAACCCCAACCTTCTGTGTCTTCTATAAATTGGTTTTCTAAAAAAGTAAACTCTCTAAAGAGCATAACCAAAGGCCAAATAAACCCAAAACAAGCGAACATCGGAAAACAGATACTCCAGCAAACAGAAAAAGCATCAAAAACATTTAAATACAAAAAATCTGGGTACATTTATTTTTTTAATTATATTCCACCAGACAAGAAAAATTACAATTTTTACGATAGTTTTCCCCTAGTTCTTTCCTTGGGATTTACTAGAAACCAAATGATAGGAGTGAATCTCCATTATTTACCAATAAAGGTGAGATTATTTGTAATTTACAAATTAATAAAATCTTTGATGATAAATCCCAAAGAGGGAGCAAGAATAAGAGTTCAATCTTTATTTACAAGTAGGACAATTCGAGAATACATATCATTATTAAGTGAACAATAAAACTTGTAGGTCCCACGGAATTTATGACTATGGCCTTTTTAAGAGTTCAAAAATTCAATAAATCACCAGAATCTCAGGCATTAGACAAGGTTAAAAAAGCATACAACCTGAAACAAAGAAAGAAAAAGTAAATGCCTCTCAATTTAGGATTAGACCTATTAAACATCAATATAGCGAGACAAAATAAATTTTTAGTCTCTATTTTTTGTCCATTTAATGTGGGGTTTGAATTCAGAGACACTTTTGTGGAATCCGTTGACATGCCAAATATGAGTATAGCAACAGAGGATTACGAATTAGATGGAAAACCATCCATAAAAGTTCCATACAAAAGAAATCCAGCAGGAACAGTTACTCTTGGAATAAGACTAGAAGAAGAAGGTTCATCCAGAAATGCTATGAAAAGATGGATGGATCAAATTGTAAAAACAAATGATAATGTGAATTACTACAGAGAATATTACGACAAAATAACTGGATCAATAGTTATAAAGCAATTGGGGTTAGATGGAGAATTTAAATATGGAGTAAGACTATTGAATGCCTACCCAATAAATGTGGACACCATTCAGTACGATTGGGGCGAAAACAACAGTTATGTGAAACAAAATGTAACATTTGCATATTATGATGAACTGATAAACGATTATTGATTAAAATGGAGATATTATGGCTTTACCTAAGATAAAAACACCAACATTCACCGCAGAAATACCATCAACAAACAAAAAGATCAAACTCAGACCATTTTTGGTTAAAGAAGAGAAGATGCTTTTGATTGCTGCAAAAACAAACTCTACGGAAATTATTGTTGAAAATTTAAATAATGTATTGAAAAATTGCATTCTTTCGGATGATGTTGATGTTGAAAAATTAACATCGTATGATGCTCAGTGGCTTTTCTTAAAACTAAGAGAAGTGTCTATGGGTTCTATGATAGATGCCAAAGTAAAATGTCCTGTCACTAATAAGTTCTTCGACACACAAATCAGTGTATCTAATGCAAAAATAATTAAAGAAAAAAGAGAAAACAAAATTGTTTTAGACGATAAATTAAAAATAGGTGTTGTCCTTAGAGACTTGAGTTTGGCTGAAATATATTCTCAAGTAGAACTAGCAAAAACTGATGAATATAGTGCGATGATGAACTTACTATGTCTATGCATAGTTGAAGTTTTTGATAAAGACAGTGTTTATCCAGCAAAAGATTCTACACAGGAAGAACTTATAGATTTCTTGGAAAGTCTTCAAAAAGAACAATTTGATAAAATTAATCAGTTCTTTGAAAAAACACCAAAGATTAAATTGGAAGAAGAAGTATTCTCCATGTATGCCAATCAAAATGTAAAATTGGTGCTTGAGAACTTTATGGATTTTTTCGCTTAGGGCTGTCTCGTGAGTCTCTTGATGGAATGTACAAGACTAATTTCATTCTAATGCAAGAGCACAAGTACAGCCTAGAAGAGTTAGAAAACATGATTCCGTGGGAAAGAACAGTATATGTGAGTCTTCTGATAAAGCACATAAAAGAACTGAACGAAAAGATAGAAAAGCAAAATAGAAAGAGGAGAGGATAATGAGTATAGGAGCAGTAGCATCAAAATTAGTAACCGCCGCACAAACAGCACAGGCAGTGAAAGGTGCTACTAGTTCTAGTGGTTCTGGTAGTACTGCATCCGCAAAGAAAGAAACAAAATTGTTTTCTGGAATGAAAAACATGTTGTCGGGTATAGTAACCAAAATGCAAAGTATGGTCAAGATGACTAGCAGATCAAATGCTACTCAATTTTTGCAAAATGAAAACGACAAAGAATTCCAAAGAGAGCAACTTAAATTTTTAAACATCATCGTTCAAAAACTGGATAATATAGAAAATCTTCTTAAGAATGGACTTTTAGGCGGAGGGAAAGATAAAAAGGGTCTATTGTCTAGTATATTAGATGCTTTGATAGGTCTTGGTACTTGGGTAGTAGGCATAGCAACAAGTATTGGTTTACTTAAAAGGTTCCTAAGAGGCGCTCAGGCAACTCCTAAATCCACATCACCAGAAACAAGACCAAAACCAATCACCGAAGAAAGGGTAAAATCGGAAAAAGAAAAATCCGAACAAGCAAGAAAAGCGGCGGACGATGCTAAGGCAAAATCAAATGAAGCACAGGAAAAACTCAAGACAGCACAAGACGAACTTGCAAAAAGTCAAGAACGAATCAAAACCATAAATGAAAAATTGCAAGACAAAAACATTACGCAGGACGAAATAGACAGATTGAAGAGTGAAAAGGCTATTCTTGAAGAACAAACAAGAAAAGCACAGACTTCAATTGATGATATGGTAAAAGAAAAGACACAACTAGAAAAATTAGCACAGGATGCTGATAAAATTGCGACAGATATGGATGAGTCTGTCAAAAAATTGGAAAAAGCGGTTTCTGAAGGCGATACAAAAGCGGCACAAGCAGAAAAAACCAGACTAGAAAAATTAAAATCAGCATTTGAAACAACAATTAGGGCAGTAGAAACCACGGCAAAAGGAATAATGACTGCCGGTGATGCTATTT